GAGGTAGGCCAATTACCTGGTACAGAAATATATTCTGTTGAGTCAAATTTAATAATATCACTTGGTGGAACTGTGAATAAGTACTTCCAAATATATCCATCACCACTCTCACCTGCTCTTGATGGTTCTAAATCAGTAAACAATGGTTCATCTTGAGATGCATTACCAGTGGTGCTTATACCTGAAGATCCGTTATCAATACAAACATATACATCAAAGTTTTTATTCATTACATAGTAGTTAGATGCATATAATCTTGTTGAATTAGTTACTGGAGATGGACTTGTGACACTATAATCATGTCTATACATCTCATATCGTGTTCCCTGAGTCCAATTTCTTCTGGTTATTAACCTTCTTACGTTAGCACTAGTTACTTTCTTACCAAATATCTGTGTGTCACCAGCATGATTTAAATAATTAATATTATCAACTGGATTAGGTGTATTTGTATTCCAATCAGTAGTTCTTCCAAAACCTACTGCAAGAGCTGGATTGGCAAGACCAACCACAACATAATATGAATTAGCAGAGTTATCTACAGTCTCTACAAAATTATTTGCATTTAGAATTCTAAATTGATCTGTTACAATGGCAGCCATATCATTAGCTTTTTTCTATATTTATACTACCCAAGATCCTTTCTTAATGAACCATTGTCCCTAAGACCGAAATCTCTTCTCTGAATAGATGGGTAAGTCGTTAATCCAGAGTCTATTGTTAAACCTGTCACACCTATTGATATTGGATTCTGTCCTCTTGTAAACCCAGAGAGTCTACCCCAAGAGAATCCACCAATTGCAGTTCCAAGTCCAACTGAAGTATCAATACCTGTTGTATTAACACCAGTCATTATATTGCAAGTAACAATACCAACACCAACATCAAACGCATTTATAAAGTAGATGTTATCAACACATGTGGTACCAGTTGCCACGATTGTTGAATTATCACTAACCACAGATGTTACTCCATGACCAACCTGCGTATCAAATATGTATAATGGATAACCTACTTTCAAATCAGTAAGTGCTGAATTTGGATTATTTAATAAATCAGCATTTAATGTAAATTTAAGTGCTAAAGGATGTCCAATACCATCTGTTACAGCTATTCCAACGATGTCACCATCAAATCCTTCAACTGTTGTTATTGAATCAATATCTTCTTTGATTGGATTTGCTAGAGGTGCTAATACTTGAGGAACTGCAGATCTTGTGTATCCAAAACCAGGATTTGTAACCGAAGCACTTGTTATTACACCATTTGTAATTGTTGCAGTTGCAGTTGCAGTTGTACCAACACCAACACCAATTGCATGTGGTGCAGATATGGATATCGAAGTTGTAGCACCTACATAACCACTTCCTCCACTGGTAATTGATAATGAGGATATAGTTCCTGCTGCAGATACAACTGCTGTCAATCCAGCTGCTACAGGATCGGTAGAACCCACGATTAATCCACCTACACTACCTATTACTAAACTAGAGAAATCTTCTTCATAGTTAAAGAACCTTGCATTGTCAACATATAATTCATTAGATGTAGTTGATATATCATCTATAATTCTTGCTGTAGGATAAACTTGAGTTTCTATTGAATCTCTTGTTTTAAATACTATCTCACCATTTACTTTTTTATCAATTTTTTGTTTAGTCCAACTTAGTGGTTTAAAGTTTCTTTCATCTACACCTTGTTCAGTATATAAATTAGTTTCAACTTCATCTGATGCAGATATAGCATAGATTGTTCTTTGATTTTGAGTGGTTGTTATACCTGAATTTAATTTGAATAATTGAACAACGTCACCAGTTTGAATAGTAGGAGATACAGATGAACCAGCAGAAACTTGAACGGAATCAACACCAGATGTTCCTTGATAGAAGAATATATCAATTATATCTTCAGGATCAGGTGCTTGTGAAAATTCAAATGATGTACCACCATCAAATGTGTAAGCATCACCTGGATCTTGTACTACACCATTAATGAATATGAGTAATAAAGCATCAAGATTAATAAGTGAAGAATCTGGATTAGTTTCATCAACCTCAAAACTTAGAAGATTGGAATTAAATTGAAGTGGGAATCTCTTTCTTCTTCCGTCTTGTAAATCTTTAATTGAATCAATAAAATCAAATTGTCCAAAATTCCATGATGAATATTGATCTCTGAATACCTCAGTTACTGTAAGTTCAAAATCATTAATTAATTGAGATGTATTTAAAAATCTATCAGTGACAAGTCCTACTGGTTTAAATACATCACCTACTTTGAAGTTATATCCATTATTTTCTAATTGGAAGTTTGTTACTTCAAATGATGTTGATCCTAGACCAACTGTTGTATTTGCAGCACCAACTTCAATTGATAAGGTAACACCTGTTCCAGTGTCAGTTGTGGATCCAATACCTCTTCTTGACACTCCAATAATAGGAAGATTTGAGTATGATGGAGATGAAACTTGAATTTGTGGTTCAGTGTAATTTGTACCAGCACTATTAATATTAAATTTAAGAGCACCGCCTGTTCCAGTATTTGTTATTCCAACATTTACTGTAAATGTATTTGTTGTTGTAGCAGTTATCGCTAATGTTGCATTATGAGCTGGATCTCCACCTGCTGAACTTGGAGTAGGTCCTGATCGAGGATATGCATGATCAGTAGAGAAGTTATCTTGAGCACATCTGAATACAAATGAATTTGTAGCAAGACCAACTGTGTCACTAGTGCTTAAACCATGAGATGCTTTTGTAATTACTAAATCACCTGTTGCTGGATCGTATGTGGCACCTGTAGGAGTAATATTGCTTCCACCTGTGACTATTACTGCACCAGTGGTTGCACTTACAAATACGTGTGTATTAGATACTACTTCCGCAGTTATATCAGCACCTGATCCATTTCCTGATAGATCAGTAACAGCAACTGAAACAGGATTACGATAACCAGATCCAAATGTTAAATCACCTAAAAATTCAAAAGCAGTACCAGATCCCACATATGCATGTGCTTGTGTACTTACTCCAATATTAGTTGTAAATGTAGTTGTAGATAATATACCAGTTACACTAAAATCACGATCATTTGGTATGGTTAATGAAGGTGTAAATGATAATCCATCGAATCTTACAAATTCATTAATATTCCTGAAACTATGATTTCCTGAAGTTGTTACCTGAAGTTGACCAGTTAAGTGATTGAATGATGCAGTGCTTATTCCAAATGATTTTCCAGTTGTATTAAGTCCTACAATACCTACAATTGCTCCACTTCCATTTGTACTTGCTTTTACTTTTGCTGGAGCAAGGTTTGCAACACCTAAACCACCAGTTGATCCTAGTGAAACAATAACACCACCCCTTGGTAGTTGGTTCTGATTTACATCAACATCACTTATAATTTTCGTACCATTTGAAGATGTAATACCTGTAAATACAACATTACTTGCTCCACCTGATTCTACAAACTCATAATTATTTCCCTGATTATTAAATGTTGATGGTGTTTGGAATATTCCATTTAATAATAATAAGGTACTACCAGTTTGAATACCTGATGTGCTTGCACCTCCAACTTTTACAGGAAGTGTAGCAGCTATACCTGTAAAACTATCAGATATATCATCAAATATTGTGTTGGTGCTATAATCTTGTCTTAAATAAACTCTTCCATTAAATGTAGATCTTAAAGGATCAAGATTAGATTGTGTCTTCTGTGTGGTATTTGTTCCTCTTGGTGCATCAGTAAAGTGAATTGTACTATCAACAATATTATATCCACCTGAGAATAATCTACTTGTAGCACCTGCAGAATGATTAGTTGCAGCAGATCCTATAGATCCTCTTTCAACCACAAGTAAATTAACAGAACCTGTTTCAGTTATAGGACCAACTGATGTTGTTCCAAAACCGACATTAGTAATCTTCATAAACTCATCATCTACTTTGATTACGTCACCTGAAGTTATTGATGATAAACCAGTTACACTGAATGTTGTTGCTGAATTAGTGATATTAAACTCTAAATCAGTTGTAATTGGTGTAAATGCTATTGGAGATTGAATAACACCATCAATAGAAAGAAGTGCTTTTTCATTCTTCTTGAACATTTCAAATTCATGAGCATTTCCTACTCCAACACTTGTAAAGGTGATACCTACTCCAGCTAAAGCATCAGGACGGGATTTTGAAATTTTAAATGTGTCTTTACTTACTCTAATCGCATATACTTCAGATCCCAGTGTTCCACCAGCAGTAGCAATACCTGATAAAGAAACTCCTGTAAATGTTGAACCAGGATTATAAATTAGTCTTTCACCAGTTTCAAAGAAATGGTCAATTATTGTAAACACACCAGTTGATGGATCTAATGTAGATGCATCAGTAGGATTGAATTGTTTTTGGAATATTGGTTTTGAATCACTTTGAAGATTGAAACTTGTTTTGTTTGATCTTGTTCCATTAATTGCGTCATATTGTGCAAATGATAATGATTCAGTAACTGTACCATATTGTAAATCTGGTGGTATGTTAAGTAAATCAGTTTCAGAGTAAAATGCTTCTGTAAATGTTTGAACTTGTACACTATTAGTTCCACCACTGAATAATGGATCTGGATGGAAATTAAGATTTAAATCATTACCAACTATTGTTGATGAGAAAGTACCAATACCTGATGTGCTACCAATCGATAGGAATGGATATTGTACGGTATGAGCATCAGTTGAATCATGAGCGACTAACACTTGATGTAGTGAACTTGTTGATCCACTTGAAACTCTTACAAAACCTTTTAATGATGAAATTTGGTTTTCGGTAAATGATGCTATTGTAGATGATGTTGATACATTAGAGAAGTTAGATTCAAATACACTTGTCTTTTCTGTTCCATCTAATTGACCTGGTAATTTAAATCTATGAGTTCCAATACCTGATGCAGTTGTACCAATTCCGATTACTCTAGATCGAACTAAAACTTCATTTAGTTGATCATTTTCAAAGTTTAATGATAAAACATTAGATTCAATACTTGAAATAAATGTTCCGATAAAATTAGATGTTGCATTCTTTTCTGTATCTGCATAAAATTCAGAAATAAATGAATTTGTGCCATCATGAGTTAGATATAGATCTACAAAATTAGTTTCATTTGTTGTTACATTATTTACTTCAATTGATGCAAATAGAGCATCTGTATTATTAACATTTGTAGATAATATTAATGATGTCGTTGCTGTTGATACTGTTGTATTAATTCCACTAAGACTTATGAATCCTATAGACTGAGTTCCTATACCAGTCAAATTAGTATTATAAGAAGTTTCTAATATTTTTAAATCATAATCATTATTTTCAGGATCATCAGGAGTGAACTTAAGACTAATATTGTTAGATGAATCAATTTGACCTACAATTTCACCAAGTTCAGATGGTGTAGTATGATTTTTTGATCTCTCTGCTGTAAATACATTTGTATCATCTTTATATAAGATAATATCTGATATTTGAGTATTATTGTTATTTGGATTTCTTGCCTGAATTAAGAAAGTTGCATACCTTGTATTAACTGATAAATCTAAGAATTGTGTTAAGGAAGATGCTGTGTTAGAGAATAATCTACTAATATCATCTATCTCCAATACCCTGTTTGTTCTACATTCAATATATGGAGATAGTTTTGTATTTCTTAATTTAAGAAACTTTGATTTACCTTCAACTGTATCAATATCTAAAGCAAAATCAAAATTATTGATTGTATCTACTCGTTTCTCATCTATGAAATCCAAGGCAAGAACATCAGTAAAACTAGATGTGGTGATACCAGCACTAGTCGTTGATGTTAATCCAACATCAGCAAAGTTTTTAAGACCTGAAGTGTGAAGTAATCTATTTACTGGATTAATTAAATCTTCATAAAGAACTTTACTTTTTACACTATATGATAAGTTTTGATAGTAATCATTATCTGGTGTAACTTGATAATCTTGATTTAATTTTCCTATATCATCATTCCAACCTTGATCTTGTCTAAGTGAATAACTTATTTCAAATATTCCACTATTTTTTGAAATGGTATTAATGGTTGCAATATTACCAGAAACAAAACCTTTTATTAATTGTCCTGTAATTAAATTAAAGGCACCAGGTTTTTCCTCTTCAATTTTTATGAATTCATCTGTTGCTTCTGTAACTTTTAAGTTAGTAGGAACATATGATAAACCAACAAATGCTAATAACTTTTCACCAACACTAAATCTAGATATTTTTTGTTTTACTTGGAATACTGGGTAATCATTTTTGCTTATGATAACACCAAAAGAATTTTGTACTGTTTTTGCAATACCAGCATTTGAAGTAAATGGTGATAAATCAAATGAAATTGTAGCTGGATTAGTATTTTGTACACTTGAAATTTTAAAGAAATTGAACCCATTATCAGATGAATTAAATCCTGTTCCAGTATCTTCAAATTTTTGAAGTCCCTCAACATAAACTTCCTCATCAACTGAGAATGGAGCAGTTGTAAATCCAAGCACTGGAGTTACAAGTGTACATGTTGCTATTCCTGATGTGGGATTATATTCTAATCTACTTACTGTTGATCCATTACTATTATTAATTGAAAATACATTATGAGTAATAGATTCTAAACCTTTTGGAGCAACTACAATTTCAACTGTTGTTAATGAACTTCCATTCAATCTACCAGCTATAATTGCACCAGATTTATCTTCAAGACCAGTTGCTGGATTAACAATTATTAAATCAGGAACAGTTGTGTAATTTTTACCACCATCTAAAACTTCTATTTCTGAAATTGTATTAGAATTTATTATAGAAATAACTGGAGAAACAAATGCCTCTGGTTTTAAAGTAGGATCAGATGAATATTCAAAACCTGGATTTAGTATCCTAATATCATCAACTCTGTTTATTGTATTTGAATCGGGTAATAATGTACCATTTGTTCCTTGTGTAGATGCAATACTTACAAAAGATGGCAAACTATTATATCCAATTCCACCAAAATCAATACCTACCTTATCAATAGATCCACTTGCTCTCTTAGATTTGGTTACATATTTTAAAACACTGGTCTCAGTTGATGCGTATGATGTTCTCTCAGGAACTTCAGTTAATGAAATACTAAAATTAGTATATGATACACCTACTATTGGTGAATTAAAAATACTATATTGTCCAGAATATTTACTATTAATATAATCAATGCGATTATAATTTACTACATCTGTATCTGATGTGCTTATGAATCCTGATTTTTTAAGATTGTAATATAATATATTAGGATTATTATCTGAATAATTTAATGTCAATGTGGCGGTTGAAGTAACTCCTACAGTACCAACACCTATGACCTGTAAATTAGTTGTGCTACCAACAGATACGAATTGATTTTTAAAATCTTGATCATGGAAAATATTTAACTCGTAACCATTAAGTGATGAGTGTCCGACTCCAAATACTAAATTATTATCTCTTAATATTGATATTGGTGGATTAATTAATGAAAATTCATGAACACCACCAGTAGAACTCAATTCAACTATGCTAGCTGGATTGCTAGTTACATCTACTAATGTTTCTCCTAATTTAAAGTTATTATCATCAACTTTAAATACAAAATATGCCTCATTATTTGATAATCCCTCAGATGCTGATGCCGATGAATATTTTATTTTATCTCCAGTTTTTAAATTATGATTATCAATGTTAAAATTATTTGTTGAAGTTGTCACTCCACTTGATGGACAAGTTATTGGATTAATTAATATTGATTGAGTTTCTTCATCAAATCTTACATCAATAGATGATGAAGTTCCTATACCTACAGAGTCATTTGGTGTTAAACTTAAATCTATGATATCACCATCAAGTAAATTGTGTGCTGTTGTTAGTGATACAACTGCATCTATACGTTGTAGAGTCCCTGTAATTTGAGTTGGATTTGATTCTAAAAGATATTCAAAACTACTTGAACCAACTGTTGTATCACCAACAAATGATAATCCATCAGATGTTGTTGTCAAACCAACTTGTGTAACTATTCCAATATAATCTTTTGATTTTCTTATTACAAATACATTTTGACTATTTCCACCTTCAGGAATATTAAATGTTGTAACTCCATCATCTTTTGATACTGTTAAAGCAAAACCTACATTTGGTTTTGTTAATGTGATTTCTTGATTAGTTTTAAATGGATGATTTGGAAGTCTTATACTACGAGTTGGAGTTGAGACAACACTAATTAAATCACCTATAGTTGATGTTGCAGTTGATCCTAAACCAACTACTGTTCCCACACCAATGGATTCATGTGGATTAAAATAAACTTGATCTTTAATACTTGAATCAAATACATTTGTTTTTAAAGGAATATTAAAGAAACTTGGTATCAAACTTAAAGCAGATGAAACTGTATGAACACCTGATGTTACACCTCTTCTAACTCTTAATACATTATTTTCATTAAATGTGTTTAGAACAAGTAATTTTTCAGTTCCAATTCCAATGCTACTACCTACAGAAATGTGTTCTGGTATGTTTGTAACATAGATATCAGTTACTATACCCGTAGTAGATGGAGTAGGAATTTCTTGATAAACAATCGTTTGTGCTGTATCGATTCCAATCTGATGTGTTCCTGCTAAACCTTTAATAGCAGTGGTGCTTAAACCAGAAATCACTACATTGTCACCACCATTTAAACTGGGAGCAGTTGAGATGAATGCTGAAACATGTGAAGGATCTCTCCAGACAAAAGTAGCATCAAAAGTATCAACATTTGTTTCAACAGAAATTATATCCTTACCCTCTACACTTTTTACAGAAACACTTAATCCACCACCATTTGTATCTGTATTATCAAATATTGCAACATCTCCGACTTCATAATTATCTCCTTTATTAATTATGCTGATTGTATCAATAGAACCTGATGTTGTTGATTCTACAATAGATGATTGTAGAGTGATTTCATTAGATTCAATTATAAAATCATTATCTGCAAATTCATCAGATACTTTATATGGATAACTATTTCTTATTAAACTAGAGTTATTATAATCAAAAGTATCTTGATTAATATTAAAATTTTCAGTAGGTGGATTTGATCTAAATGATTGACCTATAAAGTAAGGAAATACTGGTAATAAAGAATTAGTGTTTATTCCTACAAAATATGCGTATGTACCATTTGGATATTCTGGAGTTCTACCATATCTACCATTATGTACATCTAAATCACCTGCGTTTGAAAATATAAAATCTTCTACAAAAAATCCATTACTAAACCCTATTGGTCTATCATTTACGATAGATGGATCTAAAACATATCCACTATTTAAAATTCTAACTGAAGAATTATCATCATTTGGATCACTATAACCATAAGGTCCATAAATTGGATTACCATCATATGCCCAACCAATTATAGGTGAGTGTCCATTACCTGTATCTCCAAATGTGTCATTACCAATTTGTGTTGAATATCCTACAATTGAATATTCTAATTTATTATTTGTTTCTACAAGTGCTTCATTATCATATCTTGCAAAAGTATTGACCGTTAATCCTCTTGTTTTTGCCTCTAACTTACAACCTGTGCCAGGTGGAATGACTTTAATATCAATTTTATCTTGTTGATATTGTAATCCACCATCTAAAATAACTACATTAGTTATTTTTCCATCTTCTACAACCGCTCTTAATTTTGCACCTAAACCTGTTCCAATACCAACTACTTCTAAATCAGGAGCAGAGGTGTATTCACGACCTTTAGTTTGAACTTCAACAAAGGAGATTTTACCATCAGTTACAATAGGTTTTAACTGAGCTTCTTTTCCTGTTTTTATGTTTATTGTAGTTGATTTTTCAAGGTTTAAAATATCAGATCCATATCCTGATCCTTCTTCATAAAGTAATACATCAGTAATTGAACCTCTAACGACAGGTGTAGCAGTAATTATTCCAACACCAATATTAGATGATTCAAATTTTATATTTAATTTTACATCTGGATACTTAAATACTTGGAATCCAGTTCCTTTATCTGAAAACTTTATGTAATCTCTTCTATCATATTCCGATGTTATAGTTCCACCTAAACCTGCATTTGCAACTCTAAATGAATTATCATTTACCTTTATTACCTGATAAAAATTAGTTGTTGTTGTTATACCTGTTGAAGTTGTTAAACCAGTTATAGATGTTGGTATAGTTGATCCAATACCGACAGCCGTTGCATATACAATTTTATCACCCTGATTAAATCCATGATTATCAAAGTGAATAGTATTAGTTATTGTATTAATACCAGATTGTTTTACAAAAACTTGTCTATTTTCATATCCACTTCCCCCATCTAAAACTCTTACATCTTTGAGTGTTTTCTGATCATTTAATAATTTAAATTTATGGATTCCTATTTTATTAGTGGTAGTAAATCCAACTGTATTAATACCTGCATTGAAATCTGTTAGTGTTTGAAATAATTTTATGGTTGAGGGATTAATTACTTGTGGGAAATAAGTAGCAGCGTTAACAAGAGTTGTTGTTCCTAAACCAACAACAGATGTTCCACTATCATTACCTACAGTTCCTACACCTAATGGAGGGTTGTTATTTCTATCATAGATAAGGGGTTGTCCACTTATTATGTTATGGTTCTGAGTAAAGGTTATAGTTTCATCTATATTATCAACACCACCAGAGTCTGATAATAATCTTGCATCAAATGAAATCTCTCTTCTTCTCTCAGATAAAACAGGTTCAAGCACTGCACCAGATCCATTTCCCCCTTCAACAGTTATTGAAACAACCTTTTGTATATCAAAATTTTGTGGGTCAACTTGAATATCTTTAACACTACCTGTCACAACTGGTCTTATTAAAGCATTAGTACTACCAACACCTGGACTTGATAATTCAATATTAGGTGGTGATATTACATCATAGTTTTCTCCTCCATTTAATAATTCAATTTTATCAATAGGTCCAAAAAATATTTTATCATTAGATTTATAATTTCTAATCTCTACTCCATTAATTAACATACCTGTTGTACCAGGATTTGTTTTTATGGAGGTCGAATTAGTTAGATTTGGATTTAAACTAAATTTTTTAAGTAATTTTTGCGGTGCTACTTCTTGATCAAGAATACCAACAAGTGAGAAAGTATGAGTTCCTGATCCTGATGGTAATGCTTCAAATTCTTCATAATCACCTATAGGAATAAATGATCTTGATCTATACAAACGAATTTGATTGGGATTACTTAAAACTTCAACAAAATATGATGATTCTGGTAAATTAGGTAATACTGTTCCCTGTGCTGTATAAAAAATTTCATCTCCAGTTATAAATGGGACTGGATTTGGAAATGATAAGATATTATATTTAAGGGTGTTTGGATCATATCCAGATAATGGTAATTCATTACCTGCAATCGCATTTGGTAATATTGATTTTGGTAATGATGCTGTTATTTGATATGACGGAAGTGAATTAGAGGCAACATAAAAATTTACATCGGATTCATTATAAACGTTAGTAACATCACTGGTTAAAACATTATTTCCAAATTCAATATCAACTGTATTACTAAATGCTCGATTTACAACTCTTCTTAAATCATATTGTCTATTTGGATCAGGATATAAGGTTATACCTGGTTGATTAACAAGATTATTCAATGAGATTGTTCTTGTAGGTTTATCGATATTACCTACAGTACCTGTTGCTATCTTTGTTTCTTCATTTCTAAATAAAATTTCAATATTATCACCTATCTTCAAACTAGATTTATCAATATCATCTGTAAATAAAACAACATTAGCACCAGATACACTTTCTATTAAAAACCTAGATGATGTATTATAAATCCATGAATTTGCAAATATTTGTTTTCTTGTTTTATTTTCTGTTGGGTTTAATATCTTTTCTCCAACATTTCTAACACTTATTTTTTCACCCTCAGTTAATAACCTTATATCTGACTTTGGAACAAATTTTGATAATACTCCAGTTAGTCTTACTTCAACTTTTTTGGATAAATCACCATTTTCATATCCAAAATAAAATTCATTTGCTCTAATATCATCTGTAGATGAAATATTATCAATAATATTTTGACAACCAAAAAATTGATTGACTGATTTATCACTATAAAATATATTTGTGCTTATTCCAGATACTAAAGTTCCTGTTTGACCAAAACCAACTGTAGAATCAACTGTTATAACAGAGGATCCTGCTGATACGTTAGTAATTGATTTTGTTTTGCCAGGAATATTAAAAGTGCCTTCAATTAAATCTATATCATTAAATCCGACAAATAACGCAATCTTATAATATATCTTTCCCTTTCTTGTTATAGGTTCTACTTCCGATATTGATGCCCTAGTTGCAGAATCTGTAGATTTCACAATTGTTTGACCAACTAGGTTAGAAGGATTTCCTGATATTGCTTCAGCTAAAACTATCTCTCTTCGGATATACTCTGCGGATGATGGTTTTATTAAATATTGCTCTAAATCTACTACTTTAGGTGTTTCATTATATAAAATATTGAATAAAATTCTAAATGACTCTTCTGTTCCCTTTGATTGATATAAAGATTTAGAATTTTTTATAAAATTGCTAACATCTAGATTATTAACAAAATTAACATTTTCTAAACCAGGTGTAAGTAATTTTTTTGTTTTTTTATAAAATTCTTTAAGAAATAAAGCACTTAAATTGATAACGGTTGAATCGTTTTCATGATTAATTGCTAAAGAATCTGTAAATACTAATTCTGAAGGATTATTATCTGCATGATAAGTTGTAATTCCACTAAAACCACGAATACAACCAGTAAAACTATTAGTTGTTATACCAGTGTAGGTTATAACCTCATTTTTAATTTTGAATAAACCATATTCATTAGGAAATCCCTTTGTACTACTAACGTTTATGGTTGTGGATGATGTTGTGATACCTGCAGTTAATTTTGTCTCACCAACAACAACTTCAGGAGTTAAATTATCTAATTTTAAATACTGATCAAGATTATCAGTTAAGTCAATCGGACCTCCCTGATATTCTTGGGAAATATAGTATTGTTTTAAAAAATCTACTGCCTTTGGACTTTCAGATAATAAAAACTCAGGTATTTGGTTTTCAATTATCTGTTGGACTTTGACTCTCTTATCAATTCCAGTGGTTATCATATTATCCTCTTACCAGTGCTCCGTTTGCGTAACTTGATGTAACCTTATATCCAACACCAGATATCTGTTCACCAGATGTAATAGTGTCTTTAACCATATTTATGGCACTATCTCCAACAGCAAAACTCAAGTATAAATCCTTTAAACCTATTACATCATTTGATTCAGGAAATGCTTGTATTTCAATAATATTATTAGATCTTTGAGTTGATGTTATGTTTACTGTCGATATGATAACCTCACCATGCACATAGTCAACAATTCCTGCTGATGCTACAACCAATTGACCTCTCGATAATTCGACATCACCTTTAACTATTGCTATTATACCTTTACCACTTCCATCAAGTGTGCCATCACTATGTCTATTAGGAATATCCGTAAAATATACCATATCATTTTGACCTTGTATGGTAAATCCTGTGCTTTTTATATTTTTTCCTTCAGGATTAATATAAAATCTGTTTCCATAACATAATTCATATTGTGCAAATTGATTTGTTAGAGCTTTTAAATTTCTTCTTATTCTAACTCTTGTTATATTTGATGTAATTGCATCATCAATATTATCAATTACATTTAATAGTTTACTATACTTAAACCTTCCACCAAATTTATTTAAATCAGTTGAATTAGCATATGTCAACAAACCATTAGTAATACTGGTCTTCAGTTCAGATACTGTTGTAATTTTTGATTGGTCATAATATACAAAAGAATCAATTTCCACATATAGTAATTTAAGATCAAGTAGTTTTTGATTTATACCTGCTAATGCATAACTTTTTAAGTTAGATAAAATTGCACCTTTATCAAAATCGGAGACAAATTCACCATTTTTCGGTTTTATCGTAATGAATACTGTTCCAAATTCTGGTGGATCTAATTCTTCACCACCAACAACTGAAACTGATTCAGTGTTTGGATAAATCTGTTGTATTATTGCTTCATAGTCTCTTGCTGTAACTGCTCTATATTGCGACGAGTAGAGTCTTGGAGCAAAATACTTAATAGAGTCTATCGGTTCAATATTACCCCCGTTAGATGCCGCTGAGGTGGTTGTGATGGTAGGTGTTGATGATGGTAACGATATTTGATTTGACGATGATACTACACTACCTGCATAGGAAAAACTAGAAGGACCATTACCATCCACACCATCTGTGACAATGTATGAAACTGTAATGATAGCATCATTCTCTAATTTTTTACCAAAAACTCCATCACCAAATAGTAACTCATATCTCTCGTCTGTTATCTCTTGTATCAGATAAGTTTCTGATATGTCGGTGATATTCAAAATATTATCAACTTTTCGATATTCTCTTCCTAAACCAGGATCAGAAGATCCTTTTACAAACACTTTTATAGTAGATGTATCTATGAATGAATTTTCAAGTAAAAATCTTTGATCAAGTGAACCATCAACTGTAAAACTTTTTGTAAGGTAAGTTCCTTGAAAAACAACTATATTATTAAATGAACCAGTGCTACTTACTATATTGCCATTAATATCGGTTGTTTGAGTTGTAACAGTTGTTATTGACTCTGGAATCGAAAATACAAACGAAGTATCATTTGATGAACCAACACAAACTAATCCTGCTTGTAGAGTCAGAGTGGGAGTATTAGAGTTAGTGGTGACATCAAAAGATATTGTTGCCTGTGCAGAAGTTCTTGATCGAGGCACATAACCTATATTTCTTGCCAGTGCAACTACATTTTCACGAATCGTAGCTGAGTCAAGGAAAGACTCATTCACTATCATGTTTGAGTTGAATGCAGTAATGTAAGTATTATATGCTAGTGTATCAATTAGGACTGAAAAATTAGAACCTTCAAAGTCAAAATCTGTAAAATCAGAGTTTGCACGGATATAATCCTTAATTGAAGTTTTAATTTGGTCGAAATCGAGATTCGTAAACTTAGTAAAAGGCATTATCTTGTTGCTTCGAGTATGAATGTGAAATCTTGTGTAGGAATTTCCTGTCCAACAATATCAAATATGACCTTAACCTCAAATTCATTTAAATCTGGTCTTGGATCTACTTCAACTAGGACGTTTTCGATTCTAGGTTCAAAATTTTCAAGTGTTATTTCAATTTGGTTCTGAATTACAGACGCAGTACCAAAATCAACAAAGTCAAATAGGCTATCACGCACCTCAGAACCTAATACAGAGTTAAAAAACCTTTCTGTAGGTATTGTTTGTATTAAATTTCTTACAGATCTCTTAATTGCATTCTCATTTTTGAGAATCGTGAGGTCTTTTGTGACTGGATGGGGTGTAAAAGACAAACTTATGTCCTTAAATGCCCTTGATATCCTCTTTTTCGCCATTTAAACAAGAGTTTTCCTGTTTTATTTATGACACTTTTTTGTAAATGCTATTATTTATCCTAATTCTGGTTCAATATGGATATTTACAACCTTATAATCCTCTTCTAAGACCTCTTTGAGGTAATTTTTGTCCCAATATTTGTAATAATCAGTTTTTGCAAGTTTAATTCTTGCTTCTGTCAGTTCTTTTCGTGATTGACAGAGCACCAAGTTGTATTTTCCATTACTTGTAGGCACTCCATTGATTTTTGTACCAGACTTTCGGTGGTCTGCGATGAATTTATACTCTTTATATGTACGATTGTAGTCATCTACCATCGCATACAGGAAATCTGCGTCATGATCGTCTTCAACTGCGTAAATAACGACATCCCATCCATATCTTGGCTTCACTTTTCGTAATTCTTCGTCCAAAATGATAAATTTTGCCTTTGATGCATAAGGACATATGGCAAAATTACCTAATTCTGGTTGATTTTTGGATAATTCTTGTATCCACTTAATAATATGGTTATACTTCTTTTCGTTCATCAGGTGTCGTCCAAAAATAATCATCACAATCACCTAATCGACCCCAGTTAACGTCATTTTCAACTTCAAAGATACGTGTTGATACCTTAAAGTCAGGTCTTTTAACTGGATCAGGGGTCATTGAGGTGTCGTATATGCGACATCTGTTGTTTGGATAGAGTGCAAACTGCCCATTTCGGAGTTCGACAAGGTTAAATGACTTATGTTCATCTGGCATTTCACTTGTAGAGGCATCAATTTGGTCAAAATCACCATGATAGTTGTCCAAAGTACAAATATACTGCCCTTTTTGGTTTCCAAAGTGTCTTGTACGCAGTTCCCACTCCATTGGAGCAACAAATTGCTTGACAATCACAGTAAAATCATAGTCCATGCAGTTCCAGAACTGCAAATTTACCAAATCCATGTCTGGATCAGGTGTTTTTGGAGAGGATAGAAACGCAGAAATCGGTAATTTGTCGTACATTGCCCCATATTCTGGTAAATATGTCTCAAAATAGAATGCTCGACCCTGTATTGACTTGGCACATACCCATATACCCTCTACAAACTCACCATGACCCGATTGAAAGTCAGTTAAATATTCTTTTCTTACCCATACCTTCTTGGTTGGAAGGTTTCCGATTAATTTTGCCATGTGTCAAAGAAGTTTGAAATTTCGTATCCGTCTAATTTTGATTTATAGTTTGATGATTCACCCAGATAGAAGTAATCATAACCTAATCTTTTATATAATGCACACTCACTCTTATTTGCAATATGCCCTAAACTCAGTTTTTTATTCTTGTAGTCCCATGCAAACTGATCAGCCCATACACTATTTACACTTTTAAAACGATATGCAAGAGTAAATGCGACTAACTCATTAGCATCATAATAACCAATGATATCGGAGTGGTCAAGTTCAAACTCTTCAACAAAGATTGGTACAATATCCTTAAACCCCTTATAGGTAACATATTTCTTGTATATCTCTAAGCACTTACCAAAAGAAGAACTATCAAGAATACGATAGTTATGATACTCCTGATAGTTTGTGTCTTTAAGTCGAATGCGACAGAACATTATTTGCCTTGTCCTCTGGGTCTTTTACGAGCCGAGTTACGGGATGTAGAGGCATATTTTGAATGTTTTCCTGTTCCTTGTCGAGTTTTTTTCGGATGACTTTGGATTGTGTTGCCTGTGTTAAATGTCTTTGCCATTTGTTTCTTCAAATTTTACGTCAGTTCTAAGTTCGAGTGGATGCGGTGATCCATCTGCGAAAAATTGGTCTGCAAGATCTTGCATCTTGTCAAAGTATTCCTCTTCGGTAAGATTCTCAAAGAGCACCTTACCTTTATGAGTGATACTATATAACTCTTGTTTTTTCATGTCCTACACGAATACGAGGGTCACACATGATTCGGAATCCTGCCTCCTTTGCATCAAGGCAAAATGAGACATCTTCTCCGCACATGTCTTGAACAGCACCTGATTCAAATACCTGCATCTTCGGTGCAAACCAAGGATACTTCATCTGATCGTCTTCAAATACTCCATGTTTAATAAGTAACCAACCAAAACCTGCATAGTCAACTGTAAATGGTTTCTTTCTCTTTGCAATGGAGTCAAGTGTTTCATGGTTCATCACTCCACCATTACCTTTGAAGTCATCCTCATCTAACCAGTGAGCGACTGAAGTTGTTCTTCCATCCTCTGTACAATACCAACCAGATGCAATCTTTTCGTCCATTAACACAAGTTGATAGAACTTCTCAACATTGAATACGATGTCAGAGTCAATCCATAACTGATAGTCATACTTGAGTTTACCATCCCAAGGTAATTGATCAGGACCTCGAAGAACGTTTGCACCAAGACACTTACATCGGGCAAAATTTACCATTGATGAATAGTCTTGTGATATTTGTATGTTTGCTTTGTTATGGACTAGATCAAAGCAAAGAGTTACAAAGTTTTTTAGAAATGTATATGATACTCCTCGACCTGGTAGACAGAATACTACTGTCTTACCTGCTATCATCTGTTTTGCTTTATCGTAATCCCATTCTTGTTCATCAACAGATTTTGCTTTTGCTTTTGCCTGTGCTGCTGCTGATTTAACAGTGAATCCTTTTGCCATACTAATGTTCAATTATAATTATATAATACTCTATTATCTATGCAATGTCAATAAGAGTAATTTATTTTTTTTGTTCGGTTTCTTTGATTTCTCTCATTATCTTATGATCTAATTCAATACCTTTATGTCTTAAGACAATTGCCTTTGCCATTGTCATTTTTGAGCTATAAAATACAATAGTTTCATTTAGTCCTGAGTCACCACTCATAAGTCCTCCTGTATAGTACCTTTATATGAACTTCTCTCTTTAACAAATATATCGTTAATCTTAAATATTTACAAGTTTAATTATTGCTTTAGATTTGTTTTGTAACATTAATCATCTCGATTCGTGATGATAACCTCATCTCCATCTGAGTTAAAATTGATTGGTGTGCCTTCATACCAATTCATTTCATTCATTATCCACTCTGGTATTTTGGTGATGTACTCCCCAGTGATTGGATCAGTCTCTATAGTGGTAAAAATTTCTGCGGGATTTTTTTTCATATAAATGGATTTCATTTTTCATTTCTGATTTTATATATTATTCCGAAAATTTTTATATATCAAATGGAACATTTATCTCGCTTCCGTAACACTTTGTAGGTTAGGTTCCCAGTGCTTTTTATATACGGGGGGCATCAACGCCCCCAACTGCTGCAATCACGAACGACTAAGGTTAAAGTTATATCTGCTAAAGGTCTCTCTGTCTACCAACTTATAAGTCCCGTTGAATCCGTGCATTACATAACCCTCCCCTGAGATGTATTCTGCACCCATGAAGCACTCCGCATCAAAATTATCTCTCATGCGTAGCATAAACTCCTCCTTGATTCTCTTCACAAGTAACCACAACCTAATCAACTGATAGTTTGCGAACTCCTCCGCAACCACTTCGTCCCCGTCACGAATGTAGGCATTAAGATCAATTTTAATTTGCTTTGCCTCTTTCTCTGTGGCAAAGTCAACTAAGGTTGCCATCTGACGGGCAAAGCGAATAGTCTCTGAAAAGTCCATTACAGAACCTAAGTTAGACAACCACGCATCAGGTTGAATGAAACCATTACCCAACTTATCCATTAAGGGTGCTGCTGTCATGCCCTGCATAGTGTCCCCC